AGACGAGAATGGTACTCCTACAATAGATGCATATTTTACTGCAGAATATACAGAAGTAGCAGATATGGTAGCAGGAACCGTTACAAGGTATCCTAATCCTGCGTTGTATCCTCTTTTAGTACCTATTGTTTATAGGCCTGATGCAGTTAGACCTTTTGGCCACTCAAGAATATCTAGAGCATGTATGTCTATACAGGGTTCTGCATTAAGAACTGTAAAGAGGTCAGAAATATCGGCAGAGTTCTACTCATATCCCCAGAAATGGGTAACAGGTTTATCCGACGATGCAGAAATATCTGATAAGTGGCATGCAGCGATGTCTGCGATGATGACATTTACCAAAGACGAAGATGGTCAATCGCCTAATGTAGGTGCATTCCCTCAACAGTCTATGACTCCTCATAATGAACAGTTAGAGATGTTTGCTTCATTATTTGCAGGAGAAACAGGATTAACTACAGACGACTTAGGTTTTGTAAAGAGTAATCCTACATCGGCTGAATCAATAAAGGCAAGCCATGAAAACCTCAGATTAATTGCAAGAAAGGCTCAGTCCGATTTTGCAAATGGATTTGTAAATGTAGGTTTCCTTGCAGCATGTGTAAGAGATGATACTCCATATACAAGAAATCAAATCTATATGGAGAAGGCAGTTTGGAACCCCATCTTTGCACTTGATATTAGCCAGTTAGGTGCACTCGGTGATGCTCTTTACAAGATTCAAGAGAGTTATCCTGGTGTATTAGACGAAAACTTCGTTAGAGCACTTCTTGAGAGTTTATAAGGTGATATATGACTTACGAGGAATTTATTCAAACACTGAATAAAGCCTATCGAGATAACCCGGAGTTAGTAAAACTAGTTCAAGATATCGCAGATAGCAGAAATACAGCAACATTCAAACAGGCTCAAGATTATGCTATCAAGTTAGGTCAGGTATTAGGTCAAACAATAAGTGCCACAGGTGTTTTATCAGACGAAGAAATGATATACACCGCAGAATATGTAAGCAAACTCCTTAAACCTGCCTTATTAGATGCCTACGAGTTATCTACTGAGGCAGCAATGATGGTTCAAGACCAAATAAATGCTTCTTATGGCCTCGGATTACAGGCAGTTAAGCCTGACCCGGATATGGATAGGATAAACAATCTTATAACCGAAGTGTTTAACAAAGGCTATGAGGCACACAAAACAGCAATCAATGAGCAGTTATCAAACCTGACTCAATCGGCAGTCGATAAGACAATTACAACAAATGCAAAGTTCTTAGAACATTCTGGTGTCAGTGTTCAATATACAAGAATCCCTGATGCAGGGGCATGCAAATGGTGCAGAGGTCTAGCCGGAACTTATTATACATATCAAGCTCCAGCAGATTTCTTCAAACATCACACGAACTGTCAATGCATCATAAAACTAGCAAACATGAAACCTACAGGAAAAGTCAACTACTGGACTAAGAAGTATGATAAGGCTTTACAAGAGGGCCGCATCAAAGAATATGAAGATAACCAATGAGGAGGATTAATTATGAATCCGAGGATAAGGTCACCGGTTTAATAAGATATCTAATCTGAAAGTAAAAGTTTTATCTATCGCATACAAGAGGTATTGATTATGGCAGACGCATTAATGACGCCTGCCCACAGTATACCTGAAGCTGATTCAATACAAAGGGAAGCAAATCAAATTCCCACAGAATCAGTGGTGCTACCTTATACCAAAACTAAAGGAAACCAAGCAGCCAAGTTATACAAGCTGGTTGGAAAAGAAATTCAAGATTGGCAGAAGTTATTACTCTATGACATCATGTCAATCAACGAAGACAACCTTTGGGTACATACAAAGTTCGGATATTCAGTGCCGAGACGAAACGGCAAAACCGAGGTTGTTCATATCCGAGAGTTTTGGGGCCTTGTAAATGGTGAGCACATAATGCATACCGCACATAGAACTTCTACCGAGCATGCTTCCTTTGAGAGATTAGTTGATTGGGTTGAAAAACTTGGTCTATCTTATCATGCCATTAAGACAATGGGACGAGAAGTAATAACTCTTAAGGAAACAGGAGGAAAGATAGAATATAGAACCCGAACCAGTAAAGGTGGTTTAGGTGAAGGATTTGACTTATTAGTCATAGATGAGGCTCAAGAGTACAACGATGCACAAGAAAGTGCCTTGAAGTATATCGTAACCGATTCTAAAAATCCTCAAACTATATTCTGCGGAACTCCACCAACGATGAGTTCTTCAGGAACAGTATTCCCTGAGTATCGCAAAAAGGTATTAAGAGGAGATGTTCCTGATTCAGGTTGGGCCGAATGGTCAGTAGAAGAAATGACTTCGCCAAAAGACAAAGATGCTTGGTATCAGACTAACCCTTCGTTAGGAACTATATTCACCGAGCGTTCTGTCACGGATGAGATAGGTTCTGATGCTTTAGACTTTAACATTCAAAGATTAGGATTATGGGTTAAGTTTAATCTTAAGTCAGCAATCACTAAAACAGAATGGGAAGCAGTACAGGTTTCAGTTTTACCTAATCTTGTCGGCAAGTTATTTGTCGGTATCAAATATGGACGTGACGCTGAATCAGTTTCACTTTCAATTGCAGTTAAGACGGATTCAAATAAGATATTTGTTGAAGCCATTGACTGCAGGCCAATTCGTGAAGGTAATGAATGGATAATAAACTTCATCAAGAAAATCGATTATAACCGAATAATAATAGATGGAGTTATTGGAGAGGAATTACTTGAAGAGGAGTTAAAGAAGGCCGGGGTTAAGAAATATGCATTTGCCAAAACAAAAGAAGTAGTTGCGGCAGCCGCAGATTTTGAAAAAGGCATATTTGATGCAACGATATGCCATATGCCCCAGAATTCATTAACTCAGTCAGTTACTAACTGCGAAAAACGAGCGATTGGTACGCAAGGTGGATTTGGTTTTAGGTCCATCCGCCAAGGTGTTGAAGTAACACTTTTACAGAGTTGCGCATTAGCCTATTGGTTATGTGACACCGCAAGGGACAGAAAAGCACAGAGGGTCAGTTACTAACAAGAGGTTTCCGAAAGGGAGCCTCTTTTTAGCATATTTACGTATTACCACGACGGTTAAAGTGGGCAAGGAGGAATTTTAAACATGGGAGAATTTCAACCTATTCAAACACAAGATGAATTTGATGCAAAAATCAAAGAGAGGCTTGAAAGAGAAAGAAACTCGGTAACCAAGCAATTTGCAAACTGGATATCTCCAGAAGACAATGCTAAACAGGTTGCTGAGTATCAGAAGCAAATCGATGAGATAAAAGCATCTCATTCAGAAGATTCCAAAACTATCGAGACCTTAACGGCTCAGGTCAAGTCGTATGAAACGGCTAATTTAAAGAGTCAGGTAGCGTACGAATTGGGACTTCCTTATGGCATGGCATCAAGGATTTCAGGAGAGACAGAAGAAGACATCAGAAAAGATGCAGAGTCTCTTAAGGAATTAATTGGTACCACTAAACCACAGGCGCCCCAAGCAGCAACTGAACCACGCATAACTCAGAATTCTGAGCAAGCTAAAGAAAATGCTGCGTACAAGAAACTTCTATCAACAATTAAAAAAGAATAATTAAAAGGAGGACATGAAAAATGTCGGCAATCGCATCTACGGGCCTTTTCCCGAAAGAATTAATTCCGGAGATTTTCTCCAAGGTAACAGGCAAGTCTTCTATCGCAAGACTTTGCGCTCAGACACCTATCGCATTCAGCGGCAATGAGATTATGACATTCTCTCTTGACAGCGATGTATCTATCGTAGCAGAGGGTGGTGCTAAGCCTGCTGGTGACGGCACAATGGGTTCTGTAACAATTGCACCTGTAAAGGTTGTTTACAATGCACGTGTAAATGATGAGTTCATCAGATGTGCAGAAGAGAAGCAGGTTGAGTACCTCAGAGCATTTACTGATGGTTTCGCAAAGAAGATTGCTCGTGGTATTGACATCATGGCATTCCACGGCCTCAATCCTGCAGACAAGGCTACTTCTTCTATCATCGGTACAAACTGCTTCGACAGGCTTGTCGGTGTTGACAAGGTAGTTTCTACTGCTGCTGAGGCAGATATCACTGCTGCAATCGCTGGTCTCGGTGCTGGTTATACTTGCACAGGTATCGCAATGAGCCCTACATTCTCTACAGCTCTTGCTGCTACAACTTATGCAGGCGGCCAGAAGCCTTATGAGGACTTCATGTGGGGCGGTAACCCTGGTGCAGTTCGTGGTATTCCTTGCGATGTCAACGAGACAGTTGGTATTTCTGCTTCTGCAGCAGCTTATGACTATGCTATCCTTGGTGACTTCC